GGGAAGAGCACCCTCGCGGCGGCCCTGTGCCTCTACAACCTCTCCCCGCGCTCCGGGTTCAAGGCCCCGCGTGTCGTGGCGGCCGCGACCTCCAAGGAGAACGCCAAGCACATCTACTTCTCGGCCGTCAACATGGTCGAGCTGTCCCCGTCGCTCCGGTCGATGTTCGTCGCGAACAAGTACCGGATCGAGTGCCCCGAGACGCGCGGCGAGATGGTCCGCATCAGCGCCGACGGCAACCTGAACGCGGGCGAGAACCCGAGCCTGATCGTGCGCGACGAGCTGTGGTGCTGGCTCTCGGACAAGCACATCAAGCTCAACGAGGTCCTCCAGACCGCGAAGGCGAAGCGGCCCAACTGCCTCAGCCTCACGGTCACGACGGCGGGCTCCGACAAGGAGTCGCTGCTCGGCACCCTCTACTTCGCGTCGATGAAGGACCCGCGGCTGGAGCGCCCGGCGCCCGGCCTCAGCGTCCTCCGCGACCGCGAGGCCCGCTTCCTGTTCTGGTGGTTCGCCGCCCCCGCCGGGTCGGACATCGACGACCACGGCGCCTGGCGGCTGGCCAACCCGTCGCCCCACATCCGCATCGAGGACATCGCCTCCATCCGCGAGGACCCGACCATCTCGGACGGCGAGTTCCAGCGCCAGTACCTCGGCTGGTTCACCGCGTCGCACGACGCCTGGTTCAGGCACGGCGTCTGGGAGGCCCTCGCCTCGGACGCGGCCATCCCCGCCGGGGCGCGCGTCCAGGTCGGCGTGGACGCCGCCTACTCCCACGACACGTCGGCCGTCACCTGGGCGTACGTGAAGGACCAGGAGTCCCCGGTCGTGCTCAGGGCCATGGTCTGGTCGGCCCGCGAGGAGGCGCCGCACCACCACCTGGAGAGCGAGACGATCGACAACCGCCTCCTGGCGACGTTCATCCTGGAGACGCTGAACCAGCGGTACAAGGTGACCGAGGTCGCCTACGACCCGCGGTTCTTCGACTCGATCGCGCGCGACCTGTCCGACGCGGGCCTGACCGTCGTCCCGTTCACGCAGGGCTCGGCCCAGATGCGGGAGGCGTACAACCGCTTCTTCTCGGCCGTCCTGGCGAAGGACGTGACGCACGACGACGACCCGGTGTTCAACGCCCACGTGGCGGGCACGTCCGGCCGGAAGATCGAGAGCGGCTGGTTTGTAAGCAAAATCCGCAACAAGGCGAACGACGCGTGCATCGCGGCCGTCATGGCCTACGCCCGCGCCAAGGCCGACCTCAAGCTGCGGCACCGCAAGTACGTGTTCGCACGAGCCCCGAAGAAGGAGAGCGAATGACCACACCGACCCTCTGGGACCGGCTGACCGGGCGCCCGCGCAGGCGGCTCGTCCGGGTCCACCACACCAACATGGACGGCTCGATCGAGGGCGTGTTCGAGTCCCTCACCCCCGAGCACTACGTCCTGTCGCGCGCGCGGCTCGTCGTGAGCGCGCAGGCCAAGCCCCAGCCGGTCGGGGACGTCTGGATTCCGAGGGCCTCCGTCGCCTTCGTCCAGGACATCGCCCCGGCCGCAGAGAGCCTCTAGGCCGCGATTAACGGAATGACGTGATCCTCCGCACCCCGACCGGCGGCCAGGTCGCCATCAGCAGGCGCGACGCCGTCTTCCCCGAGATCAGCCCCCGCGCACGGCGCTACATGGGCGGCTCGCCCTTCTCCGCGAGCGGCGAGTTCACCCTGCCGACGCTCGCGCAGGCGATCCGCCTCTGCGCCGTCAGCGTCGCCCAGGCGAAGCCGTACGTGGTGGACCTGAGCGACCCCGCCGTCCCGGTCCCCAAGACCCGCGGCGTCCTGCCGGGCCTGTTCAGCTACCAGAGCGGCCCGTTCAACGCCTTCGACTTCTTCTCGGACATCAGCTCCAACGTGGACGGCTTCGGTAACGCCTTCGTCCAGAAGCTCAAGTACCGCGGCCGCGTCGTCGAGCTGCGCCTCGTGGACCCGAACCGCGTCCAGGTGCGCCGCAACGCCGACGGCGAGAAGGTCTTCGACGTCGTGATGGAGACCGGCGAGACGCTGCGCGACCAGACCGACGAGGACATCCTCCACATCCGCGGCTGGACGCCGAACGGCGCGCTGTCGGGCCTCTCGCTCGTGCAGTCGTTCCGCCGGTCGATCGGCAACATGGCCGACGCCCAGGAGTTCGTGGGGTCGTTCTTCCGCCAGGGCAGCGTCGTCCCGTACGCGCTGAAGGTCCCCGGCGAGGTCGACCCGAACGAGGCCGAGGAGATTCTGGCCGTCTGGGAGAGCACGCACGGCGGCGTCACCAACATGCACCGCCCCGGCCTCCTCTCGAACGGCGCCGAGATCGAGAAGCTCGGCATGAGCCTCGCGGACGCCGAGTTCGTCTCGAACCAGAAGTGGACGGTCGAGGAGGGCGCCAGGATGGCGAACTGCCCGCCCGAGCTGCTCCAGCCCTCGAACGCGGACACGGCCCCGACCGAGCAGGTCCTCCTCAAGTTCCTGACCCTCTACATCCGCCCCCGCTGCGAGCGCATCCTCGCCGCGATCAACGCCGACCTCGACCTGTTCGGGTCGAGCAGGACGGCGCTGGAGTTCGACTACTCCGAGCTGCGCGAGGCCGACCTCGCCAGCCAGGGCACGTTCCTCCTCCGCATGCGGCAGAGCGGGATCATGACCCAGAACGAGTCGCGCGCCAGGATCGGCCTCCCGCCCCGCGACGGCGGCGACGAGCTGCTGGCCATCCCGGTCGGCGCCCCCGGCGCGGACAAGCAGGGCGACCCCGCGACAGGCGACGGCGGCGCCGCGATTAACGAGTAGGCATGGCAGTCCTCCCCGCCAACATCAGCGTCAACCTCAGCGCCACCACCGACAACGAGGTCCGCAACTTCGTCAGGCAGTTCGGCGAGTTCGGCAAGCGCGAGCGCCGCGCCTTCGGGCTGACGTCCGCCCCCGAGGTCCGCGACAGCGGCGCCGGGGCCGACGCCTTCACGATCACCGGGCACGCCTCGGTCTTCGAGCGCGAGTCGCTCGACCTGGGCGGCTTCACCGAGTTCATCGCCCCCGACGCCTTCACCAACGCCCTGAGCAACCCGAACCTGGACGTGCACGCCCTCTGGGACCACGACACGCGCTACGTCCTCGCCCGCACCCCGAAGACCCTCGACCTCCAGCAGGACGAGGTCGGCCTGAGGTACTGGGCCAGGGTCGTCCCCACCAGCTACGCCGCCGACCTCCGCGTCCTCATGGAGGCCGGTGCGATCGACCAGGCGTCGTTCGCCTTCACGGTCGCCCGCGACGAGTGGCGCATCGTCACCGACGCGGAGGGCGAGGAGCAGGTCGTCCGCACCATCCTGGAGATCGCCGAGCTGTTCGACGTGACCGTCTGCGCCCGCGGGGCCTACCCGCAGGCGTCCAGCGGCATCCTCCGCGCCCACATCCTGGGCCACGCCCGATCGCTCGCCGAGGCGCGCGAGGACGAGGCGCCCGAGGCCGACGAGGCCCCGGCCGAGGAGACCGCCTGCGAGTGCGGCGAGGAGGGCTGCGAGCAGTGCGCCGCGCCCGAGGCCGAGGAGGCCCCTGCCGAGCCCGAGCGCAAGCGCAACGTGGCCCTCGCGAAGGCCCGTACGCGCGTCCGCCGCGCGCTCTGAAACTCGTTTCGAGCCCGGTCCGATTAACGGAGTAGGACACCCACTGCCGCGGCGGTCACGACCCGACCGGGCAGCCCACGTCGAGCCACCGGCTGGCGTCACCACACCACACGGAAACCCAAAGGAACCCCAACCGACATGAGCAAGATCGACACCGCTCGCCAGATGCTCGCCGACGCCGAGGCCCGCCAGGCCGACGCCGCGGAGGCCATCGAGGGCGCCGCTGACGACATCGCCACGGAGGAGCTGGAGGCGCTGGAGGCCGAGTTCGACGTAGCGACCGACGAGGTCGCCCGCTCGAAGGCCAAGGTCGAGCGTTTCGAGCGCACCGCCGAGGCCCGCAAGAACGCCCCGAACTTCCCGGCCGCGAAGGGCTCGCTCCGCACGGAGCGCACCTACACGCCGCAGGCCGACTTCTCCTTCTTCGCCGACATGTACGCCGCCCGCAACGGTGGCGACGCGGAGGCCCGCGAGCGGCTCGCCCGCCACGAGGCCGAGGCCCGCGACGTCGTGTCGTCCGAGGTCATCGGAGTCATCTTCCCGGTCTACCTGCCGGAGCTGATGGCGGACTACAAGGTGGCGGGTCGCCCGTTCGCCAACGTCGTCCCGAAGCTCCCGCTCCCGCCCTACGGCGAGACGTTCAAGTGGCCGCGCGTCACCCAGCCCGCCGCCGTCGCGGTCCAGGCTGCGGAGGAGGACGCGGTCAACGAGCAGGACGTCACGATCGACAACGACGACTCCGACCTGGTGACGATCGCCGGTCAGGTGGACGTCTCCAGGCAGAGCCTGGAGCGCAGCTACCCCGGCCTCGACGTCATCATCATGCGCGACCTGATCCGGTCGTACAACCAGAAGCTCGACGCGCAGCTGATCTCGGGCTCCGGCTCGAACGGCCAGCACATCGGGCTCCACAACGTCTCCTCGCCGAACACCGTGTCCTTCACGGGCTCGACGGCGGCGGCGCTGCTGACCTCGGTGTACGACGCGATCCAGAAGGTCGAGTCGAACCACTTCGACCGCGCCTCCGCGATCGTCATGCACCCCCGCCGTGCCGCGTGGCTCGCCGCGGGCCGTGACGACAGCGCCCCGCTGTTCCAGCAGGGCGGGCTCGTCCTCACCCAGGGCCAGCAGGACCAGGGCTTCGTCGGCGTCTTCGCCGGTCTCCCGGTCATCACCGACCCGAACGTGCCGACCAACCTCGGCGCCGCGACCAACCAGGACGAGGTCTACGTCATGCGCCTGGAGGACATGGCCCTCATGGAGGGCGACTTCAGGACCATGACGTTCGAGGACGTGCTCTCGGGCACGCTCCAGGTCCGCATCCAGGGCTACGCCTACTCGGCCGCCGCCCTCCACCGCTACCCGAAGGCGCTGACCGTCCTCAGCGGCTCGGGCCTGACCACCCCGTCCTTCTAGGCCGGGAACCGCACACGCGCCGGGGGACCGTCTGGTCCCCCGGGGCACACCCTCGAATGGACAAGGCAAAGCTCCTACAGCTCGTCCGGACCGCCTCCGACCCCTCGGCCACCGAGGAGGAGAGGCGCGCCGCTGGCGAGGCGCTGCGGGAGACCCGGGTCCAGTACGGCACCGAAACCAACACTCGCACAGGCAAGGAGACCAGGTAGACCATGACAGCAGGACTCGCAGCGGCGGTGCTCAACGGCTGGCTCGACGCTCTCGGCAACGCCACCAACTACACCGCCCCGACGGCGTTCTGGGTCAAGCTCCACACGGCCGACCCCGGCTCCGCGGGCACCACGGCCGCGGCTACCGAGACGACCCGCAAGCAGGCCTCCTTCTCGGCGGCCTCGGCAGGCGCGATCACGACGGACGCCGACCTGGCGTGGACCGCGGTCAGCACGACCGAGACCTACAGCCACATCAGCTTCTGGACGGCCAGCACGGGCGGCACGTTCCTCGGCTCGTGTGCCCTGACGGCCTCCAAGGCGGTCAACAGCGGCGACAACTTCACGATCGCGACGGGCGACCTCGACATCGGCATCACCCCGGTGGCCGCGTAGCGCAGGCACCGCGCCGCCAGGCAAGCAACCGAGCCCGTCCGGCTTTGTCGGGCGGGCTCTTTTTCGTAAGGGAGACCGCTGGGATGACCACGAGCAGAAGCGACAGGGGCGCGGCGTGAGCTTCCCCGTCATCGCCGACGAGAGCTTCGGGACCAGCGGCTACCTGACGAGCCACCCGCTCGACCTGCCCGCCAACATCGCCTCGGGCGACCTGCTGCTCGCGCTCGTCCTGTTCCACAGCAACGGCAACAGCGGCTCGATCACGCTGCCGGGCGGCTGGACCCAGCTGGGGAGCACCGCCACGGTCAACGAGTCCGGCGGGGCCGTCGCCATGGCGTTCGTCATGTACCGGTGGGCCGACGGGTCCGAGGGCTCGACCGCCACGGTCACGACAAGCGCCGTCCACCAGAAGAAGTACTGGATCGGCAGGATCACCGGCGCGGACACGGGCACCGACCCCGAGATGTCCGCGCCCGGCGTGGGCAACCAGTTCACCACGCCCAACCCGTCGAGCCTCGCCCCGTCCTGGGGCGCGGCGGACAACCTCTGGCTCGCCACGGCCTTCGTCAGTAAGGCGAGCGGGTCGTTCAGCGGCGCCTCCGTGCCGTCGGGGTACACCGCCGTCCACGACGAGGACAACGGCAGCTACTACCTGGTCGTCACGTCGCTGGACCTCAACGCGTCGTCGGAGGACCCCGGCGCGTTCACCGGCGCGGGCGCGTTCGTCGCGCCCACCCTCGCCGTCAAGCCGGGCGCGGTCGCCCAGGACTGGACCGGCGCCGCCTCGCTGCCCCTCTCGGCCGACGCGACCGCCGCGGGCACCCGCGTCTTCTCCGGGGCCGCCCCGGCCTCCCTCGCCGCCACGGCCACCGCCGCGGGCGACGTGGAGGTCACCCGCCAGCGCGCCCGCCCCGAGTCCGACGTGGACGCGGGCGGCTGGGCCGACGAGCCGCTCTACACGTCCCTCTCCGACCAGGACGCCGCCACCTCCGTGACGGCGACGGCCAGCTGATGGGCACCCAGTCCGACTACGTCGTCTCGACCACGGCGCTCGACCTGGCCCCGAGCGGCACGACGGTCGGCTCGGGCAACACGCAGTCCTCGACCTTCGTCGTCGCCCGCACGCTGGTCCGCTCCGGCCTGTCCGCGGGCGAGCTGGCGTCCTCCTCGGTCACCTGGAGCATCCACTACGTCATGTCGGGGACGTCCAACCCCTACGAGATGCGGCTCAAGCTCCAGCGCCGCAACTCGTCCGGCACGATGCAGAGCGAGTCGGGCTACACGACCGTCCGCACCGGGGCGGGCACCTACGACGACAACCTCACGTGGGCCTCGGGCACGTGGAGCGCGGGCGACCAGCTGGCGCTCGTGTGGGAGCACCGCAGGCCGTCCGGCTCGGGCAACAAGAGCGGCACGATGGACGCCAACGGCGCCAGCTACGTCACCGAGCCGGTCCCCGCCGCGAGCATCACGGGCGCCGCCGCGAAGACGGAGACGGTCGCCGCCACCGCGGTCGGCCGCCAGGACTCCACGGGGCTCGCCGCTGCGTCGCAGGCGGTCTCGGCCTCCGCCACCGGCGCCCGCACCCGCCTCGGGGTGGCCGCCCTCTCGCTCTCCGGCGCGGCCACGTCCTCCGGCGCTTCGGGGGTGTTCGGCGTCGCCTCCCTCGCTCTGTCGGCCGCCCAGGCCGCCGACGGCCTCCACGAGGCCACCGGCGCGGCCTCCCTCGCCTCCGACGCCACCCTGGTCGCCGACGGCACCGCCGAATCGGGCGCCGCGGACGTCACCGGGGCCGCGTCGCTGGGGCTCTCCGCCGACTCCTCCTCGGACGGCTCCCAGGACGCCTCCGGGGCCGCCTCGCTGGGGCTCGGCACCGCCGCTGCGTCCGGCTCCCTGCACGGAGCCCTCGGCTCGGCCGCCCTCGCGCCCTCCGCGTCGGCGACCGCCGTCGGGTTCCAGGACGCGTCCGGCGCCGCCTCCCTCGGCCTGTCCGTCACCGATCCCGCGGACGGCACGCCCGAGGTCCTGGGCGCCGCCTCCCTCGGCATCGACGCCGCCGCGACCGCCACCGCCCTCGTCGGCTCGTTCACCGGCTGGGCGCGCGTCGCCCTCGGGGCGCTCGACGAGCCCGTGGACGACCTCAACCACTCGCTGCACGTCGTCGCCGCCAAGACCAACGCGGCCCACCAGGGCACGATCCAGCTCCAGCTGTACCAGGGCGAGACGCTGGTCGGCACGCAGTTCGAGACGGACGACCTGACCACCGAGGCGACGGAGTACAGCTTCGACCTGGAGGAGTCCGACGCCGCCGGGATCACCGACTACTCGGCCCTTGAGGTCGCGTTCCGCGGCTACTCGTCCACCGGCGACCCGACCGAGTTCTCCGTCTCCGAGCTGTGGCTCGCGACGGCCCTCGGCAACCCGGAGAAGACCGGCGCGGCCTCGCTGTCCCTGTCCGCCGACGCGCAGGCCGCGGGCCTGCGGGAGTCCTTCGCCGACGCCGACCTCGCCCTCGCGGCGCAGGCTTCGGCCACCGGCAGCGCCGACGCGTTCGGTTCCGCCGCGCTCGCCGCCACCGCCGGGGCCACGGCCGCGGGCACCAAGACGGTCCTCGGCTCGGCCTCCCTGGCCCTGTCCGCCTCGCCCGCCACCGAGGCGGTGCGCGAGGTGCTCGGCGCCGCCGCGCTCGCCCTCTCGGACGACTCCGCCGCCTCGGGCCTCCGGGAGGCGTTCGGCGCGGCCGACCTCGCCCTCTCCGCGGACGCAGACGCCGCGGGGCTCCGCGACGCCAGGGCCGCGGCCTCCCTCCAGCTCTCCGGCGCGCGGTCGGCGTCCGGCTCCCAGGACGCCTCCGGCTCGGCCTCCCTGTCGCTCGACGCGGCCCTCGCCGCCGCCGCGGCGGTCCAGGGGCTCGTCACCGGGGCCGCCTCGCTCTCCCTCTCGGCCGACGCCTCCGGTTCCGGACGGCGCACCGCCCTAGGGGCATCCTCTCTGGCCCTCTCTGGGCACCTCTCGGCCACCGGCATCCGGGAGGTCCTGGCGGCTGCCCGGGTCGCCCTGGCGGCAGAGGTGGCCACTCTGGGCCGCCACGACGCCGCCGCGGCCGCCTCTCTCGCGCTCTCGGCCGCCCTGGAGGCCCGCGGGACGCGCGGGGCGCCCGTCATCCTCACCACGGCCATCGGCGGGAGCCCGTCGCTCGCCGGGGTCGGCTCCTCCCCGTCCGCCCGGGCCGACGACCGGCCCTCGCTCCCCCGGACTGGCAACGCGCCGTCCCGGTCCCGCGCGCGGGGCGCGATTAACTGAGTGATGCAGCTCTACGTCGGGAACACCTCCCCCAGCCTCACCGACTCGCTCACCGCGAACGGCGCGGCCCTCAACCTGACGGACTGCACGGTCAAGCTCCGCATGCAGCTCGTCGGCGCCTCCGAGCTGACGGTTGACGCGGACGCGACCGTCGTGGACGCCACGGAGGGCGAGGTCAGGTACGACTGGCAGGCCGCCGACGTGGACACCGCCGGGGCGTACATCGCCTGGTGGCACGTCGTCCTCCCGAC